CTTGATTAGAAAATTGTTCGTTTCCTATTACATTTCCTTGGATAGTTAGGTATAGATGTATACCTCCATTACTATTATTAAGTATTTTATCCGTTTGCCCAGCAGGTATAACCTTAGAACCACTTGGTAATATAGCCATTTCACCATTACCATATTCATTCATTCGTGTAGCACCGCCAGACCAATATTGGGTACCAGTTGCATTAGCTCCTAATTTCATTCCAAAAGATGTTGTTGCACCATTAAAAAGGTTTGAGTTCATCGCATTTTGAGTATTGGTATCTTGGGAATTTTCTTTTGTTACATATGCATTTGCTTTTTTATCTTCCATTTTTGTATCATTCCATTTAGTTAGCCAATCCCATGCTTTTCCTACCCATTCACAAATGTCTTTCCAGTGTGTAACTATCTCCATAATAGCAGTTCCAAGCGGATTTAAAACTGTACTTATAAATAGTAATATTGGATTTCCTTGTATAATATCCCAAACTTTATTTATCCAATTCCAAATATCTGTCCAATGTGTTACTACTTCGTAAATTGCTAGACACAATAATCCTATTGCAGTAATTATAAGACCTATAGGATTTGCTATCATAACACCATTTAAAACTTCTTGAACTCCCGCCCAAATCGTTGTTGCTCCTGTTATAATTTCTATTACTCCAGTTATACTACTCCATATAGCTGTTGTTGCTCCTACTATAATACTCCAAGTTTGAACAGCCATTAATGCTAATTTATAAGCACCCAACGCCAACACTATAGTTGTTACAATTGGTTCGATTTCTTTCCAATTATTTTTAATGAAATTAACAACTCCTGTTGCGTTATCTAATATATCTTTTAATACACCTTTATTCCCACTAAATGCACTCTGTAATTTAGGCAATAAATTCATAGCAATATTTTCTATAGCAGGGCTTACACTATCCCAAATGGTTTTAGCTAAATCTACAAAAGCACCTACATAATTTCCTATAGATTCTTTGTTATCATCGATAAATTTTTTAACACTATCAAATACATTTCCAGCTACTTCTTTTACTTTTTCAAATGCTCCTGGTAAGAAATCTCTTATTTTAGCTATATAAGGTTCTGCATGTTGCCATATTTCTAAAAACACTGGCATAAGATTATTCTTAAATATATCTACAGCACCATTAACTACCTTACCTACATTATCAAATACAGTTGTAAAAATAGCTTTTATTTGTGGTAAATGGTCAGTTGCAAACTTAGTTATATCATAAAGAATTGGTATAAACTTTTCTCCAACGGTTTTCTTTAATCCGCTAAAGGTATTTTTTAATATTTGCAATTTACCTGGAAGAGTTTCTCCCGCAGCCTTAGCGCTTCCACCAAACTCTTTTTGTAATTCTTCTAACATCATTTTTTGTGCACCGGCAATATCTCCAGCTTTCTGCATTGCCTCTATTTGTTTCTTTTGCTGCTCTGTAAAAGTAACACCTTGCTTGCTTAATTTGCTTAATCCGGTAGTAGGATCATTTAGCGCCTTACCTAGTTGCATAGCACTACTTGATACATCCTGTTTTAAAGCAGTAGACATGTCCAACATAGTGCTAGTAACGTCAGGCAATACATCTTTTCCTAAGTTCGTAAATGTTAAAAGTAAGTTTTCACCTTCTAAAACAGCTCCTTTTGTATAAGTTGTATAAGAACCATAAGAGCCTGCTAAGTCTAACAATTGCTCCTTAGTCATTCCTGCTACTCCACCAGTACTCTTTAAAACCGCTTCTAGTTGCGCAGTTGCTAATTGAGAATTTTTAGCCATTTCCATACCATCTTTTACATAAGATATGGCACTCTTTATCCCAACATAACCTGCTGCGATTCCAACTGCACTTTTAGCAATACTTCCAAAAGTACTTGTTGTTTTAGATTTGAGATTATTAATTGTAGATGTTACAGCACTGACAGTATTTTTAAATTTAGTTGTGTTACTAGTAACTTGATTAACTGTTTTACTATAATTATCTTTTAAGTTTAAAATAGTATTAATAGCTTTAGTTGACATTAAATTTCACCCCCTAACGCTTTATGCTTTGCTTTTTCTTCTTCGTAATGCTCTATTCGTGCATAATGTAACAAACGCTTTTCTAGATAGCTCATATTTAATAATTCTTCAAATTTATGACCTCTCACTAAATAGAACGCTATTAAATTCGCTTCTTCATCATGCTCGATGAGTTTTTTATTTCTTTATCAACCTCTTTAATTTTGCCGAGTAGTGTTGCAAACTGTTCCATAATTTCGTTTTTATCTTCCATATCGAAAAGTACATTAATAACATCATAAGGATCTTTAATTTCAAGTGATTCATGTAATTCTGTATTTTGCAATTCTGGACATTTTCTATAAAATAACTTCATTGTTTGTTCTATAGCTACTCTTGCACTTTTGTCTTCTCCAATGTCATCTAAATAATCTAAAATTTCTTCGTCAGTCGGCTTTTTAACAACTAAAACTCTATCCATAGATGTAACTTTTATATCTAAAGTTTTATTTGCATTTTCTTCTTTCTTTAATTTTTTTGCTAAAAAGTCATTTAAAGTCGCTTTTTTCATTAATTGCTTACTCATATTTATCTACCTTCCTTTTATCATTTTTATATAAATTTGATTATTTTCTAATTTAAAAAGGATACCTAAAAAGGCATCCTAAATATGTTACATTGTTTCTATTAAATCAAAAGTAGATGCTTTAAACGGGTATTCTTCCTCTAACATTTTCTTAGCTTCAATGCTTGCTAAAATAAATTCTGTAAATATTACACCTTCTATGCTTGTTCTCTCACTTTTACTAGTTGATGAACTAGTTAATGCTGTTATAATTTTCACATCTGGCATAACACCATTTTTAAAAGCTTCTGCTACTATTTTTAATAAAGTAGAATCTACTTTTTTACAAGCGAGTGTTCCTTCTATACTATATCCATTAAATACCGTATATGTTTTACCATCTCCACAAAAGTTTACATCCTCTGTATCGGCTTTTACTTTTACTTCTATTTTAGATAAATTAGCTAATAAAGCTCCATTTACCCAAACATCACCGTCTTTTCCATGCAGTATTTTGTTTGCCATATCTTGACTTGCCATTTACGATACACCTCTCTTTTAATCTAAATTTATTACAAAGCTAAGATCAACCATACTTTGCAATATTTTTGCATTTGCTGTTAAAAATAAACTTCTCTTATATGCATTTTTCTTAACTACAATATCTGTCCAAGTTGAAGCTTCTGTTTTTCCACTAGCTATCCATGCAGCTCTTTGTGCATCAACATCAACAGAAGCAACATTATTGTATTCATCATCTAAAATATCTTCGCTTTCTAATGTCTTAAAATAACTATTTACTGCACTAATAAATAAGATTTGATTGTCGTATTTATTTTTATAAGACCCTAAATAGTTATTCTTAAAAGTTGAAGCAATATCATCTTTTATCAAATCAATTGCTTCAACAACCTCAATTTCTTTCATATCATCAGTTAATGTAGTGCCATTTGTTGTAACAAGACTATTAATTCCACGTGCAATTCTTACATAGTCACTATCATTTATTAGAATTAATTTTCCTAACGCTAAAGCCGCATTGTTATCAGCAACCTCTGTAACCTTACTAAGATTTGTACATTTAAAATAATTGCATCCACTTGTAACATTACATTTTGCTAAAATTCCTATTAGACTTGCGACATAATCTAATCCTGTAACTTTACCTCTTGTATCATTGAAAGTTACATAGTCATTAGCCAAATTAACTATGTGCATACTATCTGGGGCTGACATTGCTTTATAAACTACTGCCTTATAAGTCTTTTTATTTGTGTCGTCTTGAGATTTTACCCAGCTTGTTAACGTTGCAAAATCGTCACTTGTTCCATCTGCTATGGTTATCCATCCAGTATTAACATTCTCTAATACTAAAGCTAACGCATCTGCAATTGTATCTGTAGTCTCATCTATTCTTACTACACAAACTTTATATGGCGCAAATACAAATATATCTTTAATGTATTGATAATTAGTCGCTATATATTCAGTTTCACTAACATCGGTGATTAAACTGTATTCTTTGTAATCAAATGTCTTATCTGTATCGTCTCGTAAAATTAAAATTGCGTAACCTCTTTCACTTCTATCAACTAAAGATGAAGCAAGTTGTTTAAAA